AAAAAGAAAGAGGGTAAAGGAAATGATGGTACTGTTTGCACTACTGATTACACTATTCGGGCTAGGACCTTGTGAGTATGAAGATAGCCTTAATTGCTACTGGGTAGGTTCTACTAGGGGTAACGGTATTGGTGATACTTATCTAGTACTGGATTTTGATCATGATGGGGAAGCGGATTTTACGGTCGAAATTTCTCAGAAATATGTTGACAAGATTCTCTATCCATGAGAGGATACAAGTAGGTCAAAACGAAAGAGGGTAAAGAAATGAGCTACACAGAACGAATCGAAGCTATCGAAAAAATGATTGATATGACAATCAATAATTCCGATGTTAGTTTTGATGTGTTGATTGCTCTGCAAAAAGATCGGGATTATCTAGTCCGCTTGCAAGCTAAGAGCAAAATTATGAATGAAAAATATGGTTTTGCTTTTGAAGATTTGATGTAAAAATTTCGCATCGATCGGTGGGGGAGATAGGCTCCCCCACTAATAACTATATTAAAAATTTATGACAGACAAAAACACTCCACGGTAGACCCCAAATTCTTTTTTAATAAAATAAAGCTCTGTATACACAGAGCTTTACAAATTCTTTTTTAATAAAATAAAGTTGCTTCTATACCGACCTCGAGAATTCCTGCAAAAATTCATTGACTTTTCGACAAATCCCTTGTAATAGGGATTTTTTCATGCTATGTATAAGGTATGGCAATCGACGACTCCTCTCTAGCGGCAGATGTAGAAGCACTTATGCAAGAGTCTTCTACTCTGGATGATAATAATCTTTTAAAAACCTCTGAGCGTAAGCTTAATGAAGGTTTACCTGCTGCTGTTTTAAGTTTGCTTCGACTTTCAACAAATGCCACTAATGAAAATGTTCGTTTAGCTGCTGCTAAATATATTGTAGATTCTACACTATTCAGTAGCACTAAAGATGTTGAACTTCCTATAGATGAATTTATTGGTGAGCTAGAGAAAATGCTAGCAGGGTGATTGAGAATAAGGGGAAAAAGGCTTATTTTGAAGCTATAGGTTATGAGCCTCATAAACGTCAATTGCTTTATCATAATGATAAGCATAGATTTAAAGCCATTTCCTGCGGGAGAAGGTTCGGTAAAACCACTATGGTTGCTAGAGATGCCGAACCTTCTCTCTTTTTGCCGAATAAACGCATTTGGATAGTCGGACCTACTTATGAATTAGGGGAAAAGGAATTCCGTGTTATCTGGAATGATTTAATAATTGGCAAGAAACTAGGCAAAGATAAGCGAATAAAGAAAAGGTATAATAAACAAGGTGGCGATATGTCGCTTGAATTTCCTTGGGGAACTGTATTAGAAGTAAAATCGGCAGACCACCAAGATAGCCTAGTAGGTGATAATTTAAATCATGTTATTATGGCGGAAGCAGCTAAGCATAGACCAGAAACTTTTGAGAAATATATTCGGCCTGCTTTAGCTGACCATAGAGGTACTGCTGATTTTGCTACTACTCCTGAGGGACAGAATTGGTTTTATGATTTATGGAAATTAGGGCAGAATCCTAATGAAGATGATTATATAAGTTATAGGTTCCCTAGTTGGGAGAATCCTTACCTTTATCCAGAAGGACGAGAAGATCCTGAAATTCTGGATATGGAAAGGAATATGACACCTGAGTTTTTTGAACAAGAAATTGCAGCAGACTTTACTGCTTTTGTTGGTAAAATTTATGGAGAATTTCAAGAAGATGTACACGTTAGGGATCTTAAGGCTTTAAATGCGTCTTTCAATAGTTTTGGTTATAACCCTAGGTGGCCTAATTATGTGGCTTTCGATTTTGGCTTTGTTAATCCCTTAGCAGCTATAGAATTTCAGGTTTCTCCAAGTGAAGATATTTACATTTGGAGAGAGCACTATAAAAGCTACTTGACTTTAGAAGAACATATTAATATTCTTAAAGCTCGAGCACAACCTGATGACTATTCAATAAAATTAGCTTTTGGAGATGCAGCTGATCCAGAAGCAGTAAGAACAATTAACCAAAAATATACAGGTTGTATGGCTGATCCTGATAGTAAAACAAACTGGCGAGAAGGAATTGATATTGTTAAGAAATTCCTCAAATTGTACCCTGTGGGTGAGGATGAATATGGAACGCCGATTGAAGAACCTAAATTATTTATTGATCACAGCTGCACAAATGTTATCAGAGAGTTTAATAATTATACAGTCGCACCTACTAGAAGCAAGATTACGGGACCACCGGAAAAAGCTAAAAAGATAGATGACCATGCTTTAGATGCATTACGTTATGCATTTGTTCATTTATTTATTCTTGGTGCTAGTAGACCTTTAAGTGATGCAATGCCTGAACTTAAAGGTAATTATGATTTTGAAAATGAATACACTTTATTAAATTCTGGGGCTAGAAATGATTCTATTGGTCTTTTAAATAGTGAACGTATTACATTAAATGTTACTGAGTCAGGCTTATTAACTATGAGCCAGGAGTTTTAATTAATGGATTTAAATAAACAATTAAATGCTGCTGGTTTAGAATTAATAGATCAGTTAGATAATGGAGCACTTTTAGTTACTAACCTTGCAGAAGGTGAAACTAAAATAGAAAATAAGCAAGAACCTATTTCAGACCAAGAAAAAGCTTTACTGCTTAGTCCTGAAATTGGTACTACTAAAAGTCTTTTTAGTGCAGAAATTCTTGAAGAACAAAATGCTGCATTAAGGGGTTTAAATGGTTTAAGAACTTATAAGAAGATGCGCACGGATTCAGCAGTCCGTAGCTCTCTTTCAACACTTAAAACACCTATTATTGGTGCAACATGGTTTTTTGAAGCTGCTAGTGATGATCCAGAAGATCAATTAGCAGCTGATTTTTTGCAGAAAAACTTTGATTTATGGATGACTTATAGTTGGCATGAAGTGCTTTTAGATGCACTTTTAAGTCTTGATTATGGTTTTTATGCATTTGAAAAGGTTTTTGATTATAAAACTTGGAATGGTAGAGAATATATTTACCTTAAGAAATTAGGTAGTAGGCACCCTTTAACTATTCCAGAAGAAGAAGGTTTTAAGTACGATAAAAATGGTGGTCCTGTAAGTGTAAGTTTCTTTACCGGAGAAACTGATCAAGATATAACAGAAGTTCCTATAGAAAAACTTTTAATTGTTACTTATGATAAAGAGGCTGGGGATTTAAGAGGTAATTCAATATTACGTAGTGCTTATAAGCATTGGTATTTTGCTGAAGCTGCTTATAAAATAGATGGTATACAGAAAGAACGGCATTCTATAGGTGTACCTATTATTAAATTACCTCTTAATTTTACGCCTAAAGATGTTGCGGAAGCACAAGCTATTGGTAGAAATCTTAGAGCTAATCAACTTGCACATATAGTTTTACCTCCTGGTTGGGAATTAGAATTTGCTAAAATGGAAGGTAATCCAGTAAGTGCTTTAGCTACTGCTGAATATCATTCACAAATGATATTTACAAATATTATTGCACAAGCAATGTGGACTAGTAGACAGCAAGATGCTGATACTATGATGAATTTCTTCTTACGTTTCACTCGTAAAGTTGCTGGTGATATGTTAGAAGCAATTAACAGATACCTTATACCACAGCTTATAGATCTTAACTTTGAAGTTTCAGAATATCCTAAAATGCGTGTACGTAGATTAGGTGATACTCAAGAAGCTAGAGAACTTTCATTTACATTAAGAAATATGGTAGGTTCTAAAGTAATTGTGCCTGATGATGAATTAGAGAGTTGGGCTCGAGAAATTATAGATGCTCCTAAAAAAGATGAAGAAACTTCTAGATCTATAGATGAAGCAGGAGAAGAACCTCAAGAACCTAATATAGGATTACCTAGACAATCTAATGCAGGTAATCAAAGAATAGAACCTAGTAAACCTAATGCACAACAAGCAGGTGCATAATGGAACTATTTATTGATAATATAGATTTAACAGGAATTAAATTACCTAATAGTATTAGAGTAGGTGCAGATTATGATGTAGATATTCTTTATACTTTAAATGGAACACCAGTTAATATAACCGGATTAACTTTAGACATTAAAGTAATAGATAACGATTTAACAGTAATTAAAACAATTAATTTTACTATAACTGATGCGCCTAATGGCTTAGGTAATTTATCTGCTGATTTTACTGGTGCACCTGTGGGTCTTTATAAATGGCAAGGCCGCCAAATTTTTAATGGTATAGACAAGGATCTATTCTATGGTCCCTTTGAAATAGAGGAAAATTTATTATGACAGCAATGAGTAATTATTTAGAAAATGCTCTTTTAGATCATGTTCTTAAAAATACAGCATATACTTCTCCTACTACTGTTTATGGAAAATTACATATTGGAGATCCTGGAGAAGATTGTACTTTAAATCCTAGTACTGAAACTACTAGAGTAGCTTTAACCTTTTCACCTGCTGCTTCTAGAGTTATTACTACTAGTGCTCAAGCTGATTGGTTAAGTATTGGAGTTTCAGCACAAGAAACTATTACTTTTATAAGTATTTGGGATAATTTAACTGCTGGTAATCCCTTAGCTTATGGTTCTGCCGGTTCTACTGTTGTAGATCCTGGAGATGATTTCTTTTTCGCTGCTGGTGATATTGATATTAGTGCAGATACTTCGATCTTTACTACATTCTTAGCTAATGCCTTGTTAGATCATGTGTTTAGAAATACTGCTTATACTCAGCCTGCTGGTTTATTTGTTAAACCTCATATAGGTGCTCCTGGATTTGATGCTACTGGTAATCCTGCTGCTGAAACTACTAGAGCTAATGCAGGTACATTTAGTGCTGCTGTAGCTGGAAGTAGTGATAATGATGCAGCTATTTCTTGGACAGCTGTTGCAGCTTCTGAAACTTGGACAGATGTTTCTATTTGGGATGCTTCTACTTTAGGTAACGCTCTTTTGATCCCTGATGTTAACCCTGATAAAGCTGTTAATGCAGGAAATAATGTTGAGTATGCTGCTGGTGCTTTAATTCTTAATTTTGCTTAATATATGGCTATTCCTGTAATAGAATCATTTAATACAGCAGTAACTAGTGGGGCCACTACTACTGTTACTGTTAATAAGCCTTCTGGTGTTGTTTCTGGTGATCTTTTAATTCTGTTAGCAGGAGTTGAAGATAGCCAGGGTACTACAGCATTTCAAGCTATTACAGGATGGACAAAAGCTTACGAACAAGGCACCACCGTTCCTGACACTCGTATCGCTATGTATTGGCGTGTTGCTACTGGTTCAGAAGGTGCTAGTGAAACTATAAATTGGGTAGTTTCTAATAATGGTGGTGCCTGGTATTTAAGAATTTCAGGAGCAGCTGATCCTTCTCCAATACATTTAGTAGGTACTGCTAATGAAGATAATCATGATCCAACTAATACTTCTTTATCATTAACAACTACTGCTGATAACTGTTTAATTTTCGCCCATATGTCTTATGATGGTGGTGACGGTTATCCATTTGCTGTTAGTGGTACAGGTTGGCCTTCAACAATTCCAGCTAATCAAGAATTACGAAATGATCCTGGAACAGGTGCATGGTCTGGTGCATGGATTAGTAGAAGTCTTGCATCACAAGGTGCTTCTAATAATTTAGTTTGGACTCATTCTACAACTGATGGTGCTGTTTCCATTCAGTTTGCTGTAGTTGAAGGTGCTGGAGGTACTGTAAATTTAACTACCAATAGCACTGGAAATATTACATTAACTGCTACAGGTTCAGTTACTAGGAAACTTAGTACCACAGATACAGCTAATATAACAGTAAGTGCTGTTGGAAATGCTACTCAATCAATAAATACTAATAGCACAGGTAACTTTACATTAACTGCTACCTCAGTAGTAATTAAATATTTAGATACTAATAGTACTGGTAACATTACATTAAGTAGTACTGGTTCTGTATTAAGAAAACTTAACACTTCTGATACAGCTAATTTAACATTAACTGCTGTAGGGAGTGTATTAAGAGAGCTTAATACAAATTCAACAGGTAATTTAAGTTTAACTGCTACAGGTAGTGTTTTAAGAAAACTTAGTACTACAGATACTGCCAATTTTAGTTTAACTGCTGTTGGACAAAAAGTTGGTATAATTAATTTAGATACTAATAGTACAGGTAATTTAACATTAACCTCTACTGGTTCAGTATTAAGAAAGTTAAATACTACAGATACTGGTAATTTTACACTTTCTGCTATATCTGATATTATTAGAAAACTTGATACTAATAGTATAGGTAATATTACTCTTACTGCTATAGGAGATTTATTAAGAAAACTTAATACTAATAGTACAGGTAATCTTACTTTAACAGGTATTTCAGCGGCACTTGCAAGACTTAATACAACTGATACTGGTAACTTTACATTAACTGCTATAGGTAGTAAATCAGGGAATGTTACACTTGATACTAATTCAACTGGTAACTTAACATTAAATGCTACCGGCTCTGTAATTAGACAACTTAATACAAATTCAACAGGTAATATTACTTTAACTTCTACCAGTTCAGTTATTAGAAAACTTAATACTACTGATACTGGTAACATTTCTTTAAGTGCTACAGGTAGTGTTACTCAAACTCTTAATACTAATTCAACAGGTGATTTTACACTTACAGGTGTTAGTAATAAAACACTTAAATTAGATACTAATAGTATAGGTAACATTACTCTTACAGCTATTGGAAGTTCTTTAACTAGATTAAATACATCTGATACTGGAAACTTTAATCTTACAGCTATTGGAACTAAGTCTGGTAATGTACCTTTAAATACTAATTCTACTGGTAACATTACTTTAACAGCAACTGGTTTTGTTATTAGAAAGTTAAATACTACTGATAGCGGTAACTTTGTAGTAACAGCAGTAGGAAATGCTTTAAGAAAACTTAATACTAATTCTACTAGTAATTTTAATTTAATTTCAACAGGTAATGCTACTCAAACTATTACAACAAGTTCAACCGGTGATTTTACATTAAGTTCTACTGGTTCAGTAATTAAGAAACTTGATACTAATAGTACTGGTAACTTTACAGTTTCTGCTACAGCTACTGGAGTACATAAACTTACTACATCAGATACCGGTAATTTTAATTTAACAGTTACTAGTAGTGTTCAGGGTTATATTACTACTTCTGATACAGGTAATATAACTCTTACAGCTACTGCTAGGAATGCTACTACAGAAAGTATATTTTTAAGTTCTAAAATAAAGTTTATTAGAGTTACAAATCCTGATAAACCTTATATAGATTATCCTAATGAAGAAATATTTACTTTAATATCAGATCCCTATAATTCTGTTAGAGTAAATCATTCTAAACCAAGGATTGTTGTAGATATGGCTAAGCCTCTTATAGAAGTAGGTTTAATAAATGACTGATATTATAACATATTTAATAGATATTCAGGATACTAACAGAGTTTTTTATTCCGAAGATAATAAAAGAATTGCTTGGATACAGGCTTTTAAGTTTGGAAAATTCAAGCATCCTGTAGGTGAAATTGTCTTTGATGAAACTAATTTAAATTCTCTTGTTGATAGTGTTAATTCTGGTGAAAGAGGTATAGAATTAGCTACAGATTATGAACATAGAGAATATGATATAGCTTCTGGATGGATTAAAAAGGCTAAATTAGTTCAAGATAATCCTAATCCTGATAGAAATGGTGTGTATTTTTTAGTTGAATGGACTAAAAATGCAGCTAAAAAGATCAAAGAAAAGGAATATAAGTACTTTTCTCCATCATTTAACTTTACTAATTATAAGGTTTTAGGAGGTGGTTTAACAAATAGACCATTTTTAAAAGGCATGGCGCCAATTAATTTAAGTGAATTTGATGTTCAACAAGAAAGTGATTTAATGAATAGAGCACAGTTATTAGCATTAGCTAAGAAACTTGGTTTAGAATATCAGGAAGATATTTCTGACGAGGATCTTGCTAAATTAGTAGATGATTATGAGCCTCCTACTCTTGAGGAAAATGAAGAAGAGGAATCAGAAGAGGAAGAAGTTAAGCCTGAATTAGTTGGTGCACTTTCTGAAAAGGAAATTGCTGCTAAATTAAATGAACAGGAAGAACAGATTGCTCGTTTAACTTTAGCCAACAGATTAGCTCAGACTGATGTTAGACTTTCTGAGTATAAGGGTAAGCTTACTCCTAAGCTTATTCAGAAACTTAGAAAAGCTGTTATTAGGCTTTCTGAGGAAAATTCAAAGCTTGTTTTTGAATTTGCTGATTCTCTTTTAGAAGATAAGCATAATCTTGCAGTTCTTCTTTCTGAGGAACAGGGAAATTCTACTGATCCTGAAATTGATCTTGTCGATGTCGAAACTAAGATTGATAAAGCAGTTGCAAAGTATACTGAAAGAGAAACTAATCCTCTTTCTTATGGTGATGCATTGCTTAAGGTTCAGGAAGAAGATCCTGAGTTGTTTCAGAGCTTTAGAAATATCGTTTATGGAGGTGCCCAGTAATGGCTGGATCTAATTATATTTTAGAAAAATCATACAAGACTGATACCGCTATTAGTCAGTTCCATGCAGTTAAAGTTACTGGTACCGAATTAGTTGCTCAGTGCACTGTTTTAAGCGAAGAAGTTTTTGGTATCGCTCAAAATGATGTAACTCTTACAGAAGCTGGTGAGGGTAAATATTGTGCAGTTGCTTTAATGGGTGCTGTTAGAGTTATTGCTGGTGGTGCTGTTACTACTGGTGATAGAGTTTATGTTAATGCTTCTGGTAGAATTATTACTGGTGCAGGCATTTCTAATTTCATTGGTATTGCCTTAAATGATGCAGCAGCCGATGGTGACCATTTTGATATATTAATTACTAGAGATGCATCATAAGGGAGATTGACTTTAAATGGCTAGTTTTTACAATTTAGGTGATGTAAGAGAAGTTAAAACTCTTACTAATGTTGCATTAGGATATACCAATCCTGCATATATTAGTGATAGATTGGCTACCATAGTTCCAGTCGATAAACAGTCTGATAAGTATAGAGTTTATCAGCCTGAGAATTGGGTTATGGAACCTGGTGATGATATTCGTGTGCCTGGTACAGAAGCTAATGAAATTCCTGGATATAGTTTATCACGAGATACTTACTATGCTCAGGACCATTCATTACAGGCTGCTGTAACTGATGAAGAACGTCAGGAAGCAGAAGATGTTACTCCTTATAAGGATGCTACTGAATCTGTTACTGATAAGATTCTGTTAGGTAGAGAACTTTCTCTGCGTAATATGGCACTGGATATTACTAACTATGCTGCTGGTCATTCTACTACTTTAGCAGGTGCTAATCAGTGGACTGATCCTACTTCTGATCCTTTAGGAGTAGTGCAAGCAGCTCATCAAGCAATTCATGCAAAGTTATTTATTCAGCCTAATACTCTTATGGTTCCATATAGAGTTATGTGGGCACTTAAGGAACATCCTCAATTTATTGAGAAGGTTAAGTATTCGCAATTAGGAGTTATTACTCCTGCTTTACTTTCTCAGTTCTTTGAGGTTCCTAACATTGTTGTTTCTGAGGCAGGTTATAATACTGCTAATAGAGGACAAGCTGCTTCTGTTAGCTATCTTTGGGATACTGATGTAGTTGCTGCTTATGTTGCTCCTAGAATGACTAAGAATGAACCTACGTTTATTTCTGAGTTTAACTGGAAGCATCCTAATGGTAAGATCATGCTTACTGATGCTTGGCGAGAAGATAATCGTAAGAGCGATGTTGTTCGTACTTCTCGTAGGTATGACCATAAGTTTGCATCTATAGATGGTACTGGTAAATCAATTGCTGGCTATCTTATAAAGGATGCTATTGCCTAATGTATGCTGTTACTGAAATAAGATACAGGGAGCCTGGTACTGATAAAAATTTAGTTTTTGCTCCTGGTGATGAGGTTAAAGGATTACCTAAAGAAGTAATTAAAAGACTTGCGGAAGTAGGTAGTATTTCCAAAAGTAATTCTTTTCCTGTTGAGGAAGTTGCACCTGTGGTTGAAGAATCTACAGAATCGCCTCAAGAATAATTTAAGAAAGAAGGCTAGTAGTGTCATATTTAAGTAGTGATGATATACAAAATTGGCTTCAAGAGGATAAATATTCTGTAACTTCTGATGCCTTAGTTTTAGTTGATAGAGCTAAAGATGTTATATTTACTGCTATTCATGAAAGGTATGACACTACTAGCTGGATTTCTAGAGCTACTACTCCTTCACAAGTACTTAATCTATTATCTAAATTAACAGCTTCTTACTATTTACGTAAAATAATTAGTGAAGATGACGGTGAACATACATACGCTAATTGGTTAGAACAATCAGTAATGAAATCTGTAGAAAAAATAAGTTCTGGAGAATTTGAAATATTAGAAACTAATCCAGCTATTATAGTTGCTCCTAGTGATAGTTCTCCACATAATATATTAATTACTGCACATCTTCCTACTGATGATGATACTAGATATTTTACAGTAGATACTGAGTTTTAAATGTTTAATATTGATATACAATTTATACCCACAGTTAAAGTAATGCAAGGTAGATATGAAGCTTTTGGTATTTATGTAAATAATCTTAAAAAACCTTTAACTCAATCTGTAGAAAAAGTTTTAGTTCCAGCAATTACTAAAAACTTTGATGTTCAAGGTAGACCTAAATGGGATGCTTTAGCACCTTCTACTGTAGAGAAAAAAGGTTTTAGTACTATTCTTTATGAAACAGGTCAATTAAGGTCTGTAGCTACAGCTAAAAGTATTTGGAAAGTTAAAACTTCTGCTGGTGTAGGTACAGCATCTGTAGATAGTTTACCTGGAGCTGAATATGGTATGTATCATCAATCTGGATTTATAAATGCAAGAACTGGAACTGCTGTTTCTGCTAGACCTTTTATGGTAATTCAAGATGAAGAAGAAAGAGCAGTAGAAGAAGTTTTTGATGAATGGTTAGAAGATAGAATTAGACAGGTTTTTGGATGACTACATATAAACCACAAGATGTTATAGATTATGTTTATAATCTTATAAGATCTAATTCTTCTACTTTAGGTATAAAAGGTATACATAAAGGATTTGTAACTAAATTACCTACAAGTCCTGTATTATCTATACAATCTAGTGATAGATCTAGAGATATGGTTAGTACAGGAATTCAAACAATAAATTCATTTGAAATAATAATGTTGGTTTATGCAACATTTACTAATAGTGAAGCAGCAAGAAAACTTTGTAATGATGTAAGTGATAAAGTAGAAAATCTTATATTAGATGATTATTTAACTAATAGATTAGGTACTTTAGGAGCACATTATTGTTTAATGGAGAATTTAGAACCAGGTTATGATAATTTAGAAGATGGTTTAGCTACAGTTAATAGATTAACTTTTATTATTAAAAATAAGACTCAATTATATGTTGCATAAGGAGTATTATGGGCTATTTGGTTATTAACCAAATTAATCGTCCTCATGAAGATAAAATTATAGTCGCTGGTAAAGGTTTGTTTGCTAATGGCTTTAAATATGAAGTGGATTGGGTTGAAGATGATTATCAAATAATAGGCTCAATTCCAGAAGATTGTTATGTAAAATTTGAAAATAGGGGTGGAGAACAAAAAAGCCTTGTTGATGATATTTTAGTGTCTCAATGGGTTAAAACACTACCTATCTATTCTGAAGAAGAAGAAGAAGAAGAAACTATTACTACTGAAAGTGAGGATGAATAATGCCAGTTGCAATTGGTGCATCTAGTATTGTGGGTATAGCTTTAGAAGTTACAAAGGGAACTTATTTAGCCCCTACTAAATTTATACCTGTAAATAGTTCTAGTATGATGTTTAATCAAGAACAGATTAAACGTAGACCTATTCAAGGTGTTGCAGATACAGTTCAATCTGTTCCTGGTCCTGCTATTGTTGAAGGTGATATAGAATTTGATGTTTTACATGATATTCTTCCTTACTTTCTTTTAGCAGCTAGAATGGATGTTACTAAAACTGGTGTAGGTCCGTATTCTTATGAATTTGTTCCTAATCATGTTGCTGAACCTGCTGCTACACTTAGAAGTTTAAGTATTACAGAGGTTAAGAATGGTCAAGTTTTTGGTTATTCTGGTTGTGTAGTTGCTTCTATGGATTTTTCTGTAGAAGATGGAATGCTTAAATGTTCACTTTCTATTATGGGTGAAGATGAATCAGAGCCATCATTACCTGTAGCTACTTGGCCTACTTCACTTCCTTTTGCTGCTGGAGATTATACTCTTAATTATAATGCTGTATCTACTAATGATACTGATGATCTTACATTTAGTATTGATAATGGTGCAGAAGCAGCTTATCGTATTGAAGGTACTAATGCTGCATCTTTCATTTATTTTGGTGAAAGAACTATTACTGCGTCAATGTCAAGAGACTTTTTAAATAGAACTGAATATAATAATTATAAGAATGCTACTGCACAGGATCTTGATTTTACTGCATCTGATGGTGTTAATTCAGTTGTTATAGATTTACCTTTAATTGTTGCAGATAAGTATGAAATTCCTATTGAAGGTCAAGGCGATCTTATTATGGCCTCTGTGGATTATGAAGGTTCATATGATTTTGCAACTAGTCGTGCTGCTACTATTACAGTTAATACTGATGAAGATATTACTGTTTAATTAAAAATCCCTTAGTCGTGAAAAGGAAAAAATAATGCCTGTTGTTAGAGTTAGTGTTAGTACAGAAACCTTTACTTTAAAATCTGCTCCTCCTGATGGATTTGTTGAGTTAAGACAAATGTCTTATGGAGATAAACTTCATCGTCAAGGTTTAGCGATGGAAGGTGCATCTAACGAAAATGAAGAAATGACGCTTCGTATGATGCAAAAAAGAGCTACTCAATTTGATTTTAAAAAGTGTATAGTTAAACATAATTTAGAATATGAAGAAGGTAAGCCTTTTGATTTTACTAATCCTGCTACTTTAGATATGTTAGATCCTAGAGTTGGTGAAGAAATTTCAGGATTAATTGATGATTTAAATAATTTTGATGCTACTAAGAATGAGGCAGAACCTACTTCTTTAAAAGAAGAATCATAAATCATATTATATATAATAAAAAAGAAACTAAATACAATGACGTATCTTTCTATATAAATTTATATAATATGTGTAAAGAATTTAATTGTTTACCACAACCAGGATCTTTATTAGATCAAGATTGGTATATGGTTTATGCTTTGCAATGTGTTGCTGAAGGTAATTCTATAAAACAAGAGCAAGAAAACAGACGGGCTAAGAGAAGAAAGAAATAGATGGCTTTCACTGGTAGAGAACTTTTAATAGTGTTAAGAGCTAGAGATGAAGCTTCTCGTGTTATTCGTACTGTTAATACTAATCTTGGTGCTCTTAATAGAATGCAAACAGTTCCTAAAGGAGCTACTGCTGATCAAAAAGCATTAATTGAACAATATAATAATCAAGTTAGACAACAACAATTGCTAGCACAGCAATATACTTCTGCTGGTCAAGGATTAGTAGCTTTAGGTTCTAGTGCTATAGTTGCTGGTGGTTTAACAACTAAATTCTTTTCTGATTCAACTAAAGATGCACAAAATTATAATAAACAAGTAGCACTTACACAAACTCAGACTAGAGATTTAGGTATTACTTTTGAAGAGCTACAAAAAATTGGTAAAAGTACATCCTCTGCAATCCCTGTTGACTTTTTAGAAACTCAGCAGGGATTGTATGATATCTTTTCTACTATTGATGTTAGTGGTGCTGCTGAAGCGGAATCGGTATTACAGCAATTATCTAAGGCTTCTGTAGCTGGTGATGCTGATTTACGTACTGTTGCTAGAACTTCTTTAGCTACTATGAATGCATGGGGAGTAGGTGCAGAAGGTTTAGGAGAAATATTAGATACTCAGCAATTAATTGTTAATTATGGTGCTGGTGAATTAGAAGAATTTTCAGCTGCATTAGGTAAAGGTATTCCCACAGCTAAAGCAGCAGGACAAGAATTTAGAACTTATGCAGGTATTGTTACTTTCTTAACTAAACAAGGTCTTAATGCTAATAGAGCTGTAACTGCTACTCAAAGAGGTATAGAATTATTAGGTAGACCTAAGAATTTTAAAGCATTAAAGAAAATTGGTGTTGATGTATTTGATCCTATGACTGGTTCAATGCGTCAAGCTGACGATATTTTATATGATTTAGCCTATAATGCTGGTTGGGCTAAAATGTCAGATAAAGATCGTAAACAAGCATTTGCTGATATATTTGGTTTAGGTACACCTAAAGCTAGAGAATTCTTTGATGCTGTTATTAGTAATATGGATGATTTTATACCTTTAATGGATGAATTCCAAAATGATGCTAATGCTATGGAAAAAGCATATGATATTATGTTTAAAGATCCAGCTAATCAAGCTCAGTTATTAAGTAATAAATATAAAGAAATGAAAACTGAAATTGGTGATGCATTAATTCCTGCTAAGCTTAAATTAATGCAAACAATAATGAGATTACTTGATTGGTGGAATGGACTTGATGAAGGTACTAGAAGTTTAATAGTTAAATTTGTTGCAATAACAGGTGCTATAATAACTGTTATAGGTGTTGTTACTACTTTATTAGGTATCTTTTTCCTTTTTAAAGGTGCATTACTTGCTGCTGGTATAACAATGACTATGTTTGCAGGTATTACTTTAGGAATGATAGCGGCTATAGCAGCAGTAATAGCTATAGGTTACTTACTTTATAAGAATTGGGATACAGTTAAAGCTATATTACTTCCTATATGGGATGCTATTAAAGCTAAAGCTATAGAAGCTTTTGAATACTTTCAAACAAATATACTTCCTAAACTTATTGAGTTTAAAGATAGCTTTATAAGACTTATGCAAGAATTATGGGCATTTATACAGCCCATATTAGAGACTATAGTTACAGGAGTAAGAGCTTTTATAGATACTTGGAAGTCTGGAACAGATGAAATTACTGCTTCTGGATTTGTAGGATTTATGCAGCAATTAGCTGTATTTATTAGAGATACAGTTATACCTACATTAATTGAATTAGGTACTTGGCTATTTAATACTGGTAAAGCAATTGCAGAAGCTGCTATAGAATTTGGTGTTACAGCTTATGGTTACATTCAAGATTTCTGGACTAAAATACAAGAAGTTTGGGGATGGTTAAGCTCTACATTTGGTCCTGGAATAATAGAAATATGGAATACTCTTAAAGAAGAAGGTCAATCTCTTTGGGAAGCAACTAAAGAGTTTATTGGCTTTATGAAAGAAGAATGGGATAAATTTAAACAAGATTTAGATGCAGCTATAACATTTGTTAAGGCCCTGTGGGATGGTTTATTTCCTTATATTAAAGCTGTTTGGGATTTAATTTCAGGATTAATAAGTGCTGCAATTAAATTTATAGGAGATGTTATAAGAGTAGGCTTTAATTTAATTTGGGATAATATTAAAGCTGTATGGGAATTTATTAAAGATACAATTAAAGCAGCCTGGACTTTTATAGTAGCACTTGCAACTAATGGAATTAGATTACTTTCTAATGTAATTCAATTAGTTATGAATATCATTAGAGGTAATTGGTCTGGAGCTTGGAATAATATTTTAGCTATATTTAGATCTATTAATAATATGATTTTAGCTACTGGTAGATTCTTGATGACCATGCTATGGAATATTATTAAATTAGGATTTAGATTAATAATAGCTGGTATTAAGGCTTTATTTGGTTTATTCTTTGCAGCAGGCAAACTTATTTTAAGAGGGTTATGGTCAGGTATTAAAGCTGTTTGGGCTTTAACTGCTGCATGGTTTAGAGGATTACCTGGTAAAATTAAAGGATTTTTCTCTGGTGCAGGAAGTTGGTTAGTTAGTATAGGTAAGAGTATTATAAGTGGTCTTATAAGAGGTATTGTTTCTAAATTTAGTGGACTTAAATCTAGTTTAAGTGGTTTAAAGAGTAAAATTACTAGTTGGAAAGGTCCTCCAGCAGTAGATAAAAAATTGCTTATTGATAATGGTAAACTTATTATGCAAGGTTTAGAAACAGGTTTAGTAAGTGGTTATAGTAATGTTAAATCTACATTACAACAACTTACTACTCAAGCTAAATTTATGCCTAATGTATCATTACAAGCACAAGTACCAAAATCTATTCCTTACTCTAATAATTTAAGTGATGATCCTACATTAAAAGTAATAGATTTATTAGAGCAATTATTAGATAAATTTGAAAATCCTATAGGAAATAATATTCAAGGTGATGTCATTATTTCTAAGGATGTTGATGCTGATGATTTAGATTTTTGGTCTAAAGGACGAGGAATATAATGGCTGTAGGAGATTTAGTAACTGCTCCTTATATGTTTGAATTTAATGGAATAGTACTAGGAGCTACTACAGATTATGATATTGAATTAATACAAGGAATTAATGGATTTAGTGTAAGGACTGATACTGTAGAGGCTTTTGGTAGACATGGTTCAGTTGCAGGAAGACATTATACTAAACATAAAACTCCTACTATTGATGGTAATATTAGAACATCTGATGTAAATGATTTTTTAGCCAAGCGGCAAGCTTTAATTAATGCTTTTGCTCCAATTGAAGATGTAGGTTCTTCATTACCTTTTGTATTAAGATATCCAGGTTCAACTACCAAAGTATTTTCTAATATAAGACCATTAGAAGCTGATATTCCTGTAAATTTTAGATTTTCTATAGGTTATCCTCATTTTAATATTAAATTTGAACAAATAGATCCACGTTTATATGATTTAGTTTTAACTAATACAAGTTTTACAATGCCTTCTGATACTAAAACTATAGTTAACAATGGTAATGCTAGAACTAATTGGTTAGGGACATTAGTAGGCCCTTGTGAATTACCTAGAGTAACTAATGATGATACTGGACAATTTATAGAATTAAATTTAACTCTTACAGGTAGTGATGTAGTAACATTTGATTCTAATACATCTTTAGTAACTATAAATAATATACCAACAGGAAGTTTACTTACAGCTGGATTTTCTTGGTGGGACTTAAATCCAGGAAATACAAATATATCTTTTTCAGCTACTAATGCGACTAGTGCAGTTTTTTCTATAGCCCACAGAGATGCATATTGGATGGTTTAAATGTCAATATATCCAAAAGCTAAAGTACGTTTACTTCCAGAAAGTGAATATCAAGCTAAAATTATACCTGATCAATTTATTTTCCATACTGCTGTAGATGGAAGAGGACCTTCTGATCTTAGAAACTTTTTTGAGCAGTCTGGCTTAGAATCTCATTTCTGGATTCCTTGGAGTGGTGAAGTTCATCAATTCATAGATACTGAAGTTAGAGCCGATGCGAATTATAAAGCAAATCGTCGTCCTAACGGTCATGGTGCTATTTCTGTTGAAACAGAAGATGACGGCAATCCTGAAGCGAATCCTTGGAATCAAAAACAAATAGATGCTTTAATTGATCTAGGTAGATGGGTAGTAGATGAACATAATATTCCAACTGTTTATTGTCCTACTTGGGATAGTCCTGGTTTTGGTTGGCATGCTATGTGGTCTTTTGACGATCCTATTAAACAGGTTGGAACAAAAAAATCCCTTTGGACTCCATCCTTTGGTAAAACGTGTCCTGGAAAAACTAGAATTTATCAAATTAGAACAATAATTTTTCCAGCTATAGCATCTATTATAACTCCTACAGATGAAGAACTTTACATAAAGCGCATTCAAGAAGCTTGTAATAGGGCAGGTGCTAATATTTCTGTAGATGGGATTATAGGCCCTAATACTACAGTTGCTGTTGAAAATATGTCTACTAATCTTATTGGTTGTATAAAAAATAATCAAGATAAGACATTTGCTCTAAATGAAATTAATAGAATATTAGGGGAATTAGATGGCTGAAAATATTTATATACCTACTGATTCTGATTCTCAGCAATATTCTTGGATGTCCTCAATAGAAGAACGTTTAGATACACTTGAATCAGAGGCTAGATTATTTCGAGCTTCTGTTAAAGGTGGTGCTATTGTAGTATATGATGATGACGATAATCAAGTTGGTAGACTTGGTGAAGGTAATTATTCACCAGCTAGTGGTATTAAAAAAGAAGGCCTATTTTTTGCAGTATCAGCAAATGAAACAAGGTTTCATTTTTTAATAGATACAGAAGAAGGTTGGGTACGTCCATCAGTATGCTATAATTTTGTTCCAGATACTTTTATTCCTATTACAGATTCTTCATTTGTGAATGTTTATAAAAGTGGTGTAAACATTTTGGGATTAGGTGTATATACTAGACTTGTGGTAGGTGCTGATAGTGGTACTGTTGGAGAAGTTAGACTTAGAATTGGAGGAAACTTTTCAGCTGCACATACTATTCCAGCTGGTACTGCAAAAGGTTATGAATTTAAATGGGATTTAACAAATATTATTGGATTACTTGATACTGAGTTAGTACGCATTCAAGCTAGAAGAGTATCTGGAGCAGGTAATATTAATGTTTATGCTCCTGATAGAATACAATTTATTGCTAAGTCAGCTGTACTTGGACTTACAAGTAACGGGATTCCTGTTTAAATGGCTAAACTTAATGAATATACTTTTATAGTAACCAAAATTTTAACTGGTGAAATTATAAATGTTGTAGATCTTAGTTCTTTTTATTGGGAAGATATTTATTTAGCTCCTGGTGAAGCTCAAGCTACAGCTAGATTAGATTTACCTACAACAACTACAGAAAATTTTGCTGATTGGGAAAATATGTTATGGGCTGTAAAAGGAAATTCAATTAAATTTGGAGGTATAATAGGTAAAACACAAAGAAGAGCCGGATCTAGAGTATTAAATGTTCCTATACATGGCCTGTGGGGATATTTTAGGGACCGCTTTTTAAAAAATGCAGATGGAATGACTTATGGTAAATTAGTTAGATCTAATGAAGTTGAATGGCGTAATGTAGATTATTTTCATATTGTAGAAGATGTTATTAATCATACTAAAGCATTCCAAAATGGTGATATTGGAGTTGATGTTGTATATGATTCTTTATCAGGTCAAACAGCTACTAAAATACACCGTACATATTCTAGAAAAAGAATAGCTAGAATTGTAGAAGAATTATCAGTTAGATTAAATGGTTTTGATTTTAGAATTGAATATTATTGGCAAGGAAATATTCCTAAAGCTAGATTAAGATTAGATTATCCAGCTCATAAAATTACATCTACAGATTTATTATTACATCAAACACAATATTTTAAGAATGAATCTATAGCTATATTAAAAGCTATTGATTTAGATGGTATATCTGATATTTCAACTAGTACAACTATAAGTGTTTCAGGTGATTTAACATTAATTTTAAATCTTAAATTACCAGATTGGACTCCTACAATAAATCTTGTATTAAATAAAAAATGGATAGAAGTAACAAATCAAAGGTCTTGGCGTTTTACATTATTAACCACAGGGCAATTGCAATTAGAATGGTCTACTGACGGTACAGCTGGTACAGTTATTACAGAAGTATCAGATAATCCTAATTTATTAATTGATAATGAAGAAGGTTATATTCAAGTTTATTTAGATGTAGATGATGGTGCAGGAAGTTATGCTATAGAATTTTTCTATAGTACTGATGGACAAAATTGGATTCCTTTACAAGGTCCTAGACAATTTGGAGATGAGTTCGGAGATGAATTTTAATGGTTAGTTCTGATTTAGGATCTATAGATTTACAAGATACAGATACTGGACATACTAATGGTCCTTGGGGACATGATGTTCTTAATGATTGGATGGATATTGCAACACGTCCGGCTAGTACTCAAGATATAACACATTCTGTAGCTGGAGGTTTAACTATAAATGTTAACCAAGGTCACATTATTAATGTTGAAGTACAAGCAAATATTACAGGATTAACTGTTAACAATCTTGTTGAAGGACATCCAATCTTACTAATTCTTAAGGGTGATGGTGTAGGTACCTATACCGCAAATATGAGTAGTATATGGATTAATCCAACTACAACTTTAAACAGTTCATTACAAGTTTTAAATAATGACGTACATCATATAATGTTTAGTAAGGGTCCATCTATTATAGGAAGTAAACTTTGGGCACCTGCTGGTGTTGTAACATGGGCTGTTACAGCTTCTTCTCCTGGTATTCAGTTACAATCTACAAATCAGTATTTGTATAATGGTTCTTTTAATACTACACATACAATACCACTTCCATCAGGTATTCAATCAGGAGACTTTTTACAGATAATAGTCGCAACACAAGAGAATGCTGACTTTACTATACCTAATACACCTTCTGGATGGACTCAACATTCTACTTATCATAATGGTGTTGGATTCATTCCAAGAGTAACTACATTCTATAAGATTGCTACAGGAGGTGAAGGTTCATCTGTTAATGTTACCTGGGCGACATCTATTAGAGTGCATGGTGTATCTCATAGATGGTCTGGTGTTAATGCTACTACTCCTTATGATATTGCAGATAGTGCTCCACAATATGGATATCTTTATGCAGATGTTGATATTCCTTCTATCACACCTGTAACTGATGGAGCTGTAGTTCTAACAATATTTGCTGCTAACTTAACTGGAGGTCTTTCTAATAGTTTGCCTTCTGGTTATTCGATAGTTGATGATACTACTTCATCAGATAGATTCTTTAAGAATGGACAAAAAGAAATACCTACAGCTACTGCTGAAAATCCTGGTTTATATAGTGGTACTGATTTTGATAATGGTACAGCGTTTGCCATGACATTAAGGCCTGCATAATGCCTCTTATAGATTATGGTGCAGCACTTACATACGATCGTAGGCCATTAGTAGGTCTTACTGGTTCTGCTGGTGGTGGTTCTAAGGGTTTTAGGACATTAGCTAGTCCTGGTTCTATTACATATCCTATTACACCATCTAGAGAAGTTCTTAAAGCACAAGCATTACGTATAGTAACTGTATCTACTCCTACACAATGGGATAATGCAGTATCTAACTCAAAAGCTGGAGACTTCATTGATGTAGTTAGTACTATATCAAGATCTGGAGGATTTAATTATAGGGGAAGTAAATGGAATATAAAACTTTCCAATGGTGGAGCTAATGGAACTGCTGCTAATCCTGTAGTTATTTCTTGTGCACCTGGAGTATTCTTTGATGGTGGAGGATTGAATACATTTGAACCTGCACTTGATATAAACAATGTAGATTATGTTTGGGCAGTAGATATAAACGTTCGTAATTCAACATTTGGTTTTCGTTCCATGAATGTTGAAGGCGATAATACTAATCGTGTTAGATTCGCAAGAATGTACGCTGAAAATATTGGCTATTCTGCATTTGTATTTCAAGGATGGTGGCAAGAATTAGATATTTATGATCCTGCAAATACTAGACCTGCTGGTGAAGAATTTAGTTATGGGTATACAAGATATTTTATAGTTGAAGGTTGCTACGCTTCTAGTGCAGGATTAATTAATACTCAGTTTGGTGAAAGCTTTTACTTTGGTAGAGGTTCTGCTCCCGGTTGGGTAGGTTGGGCATCTGATGGTATAATAAGATTTAATGTTGCAGAAAATTTTACTGCTGATGGAATTGAACTTAAGCCAGGTTGTGAAAGAATTACTGGTTATGGAAATATAGCTAGATATGGAAGAATGCATTTTGGTGCTGCTTACAATCTTCTTTATGTCAGTGGTGGAATTGATGATAGACCTACATGGCGTTCAGGTGATCCAGAAATTTATTGGGAACAAAATAGATGCTATGATTTAAATATTTCCAAAACTTCAGGCACTACAGGACATTGGCCTATCAAAGTTGGTCTTGCTGGTTGTAGAGTTGCCAATAATGAAGTTTGGTCTTGGAGAGATGCTAACGGTAATTTTGGTACAGCAGATACTTTGTTTAGAGCTATACGTGTCCAAATAGAAAAACCTGTAGCTCAATTTGGCACACATCCTACTTGGATTATTAACAGCACATTTTGGGGTGGAGGTGTTGATAATTTTGGTTCTGGAGGTACTCCAATTACAGCATTAAATGGTGCCGTAGATCTTGATTTACGAAATAATCTTGTACCTGTGGGATATAATGGAGGAACACACACTGCTGATATAAATGGAGCCGATTTTGCTGGTCCTAATCCTGCTGTAGGACAATTAAGTGAAGCTGATTGGAATTCTCAAGGTCCAGGTTCTGCATTCAATCTTGATGATGCTACTTCTTTAGCTGATACAGGATCTAGTATTGCTGACTTGACATTAAAGCTTGGTAGTGAAGATATATTTCGACGTACAATTGATACAGACCCTGAACCAGGAGCTTTTCAATTATCTTTTGAAGCAGCTTAAAGGAATATTTTATGCCTACTACAAGTATATTTAATGGAAACGCACCTGTGGAAATTGGAGAATTAACCACAGGACAAATTCTTTGGTATCAAATTAAAGATTCTACTGGAGTTATAGCATTCTTAGATGCTAGAACATTAGAAACTGGCATAACATCATTTACAGATACTATAGGTAATTTATGGACATTAAATAATAATGCTACTGTAATAGATTATATAACTAAAATAATAGTTGTTAGTTCTGCATTAAGTAGAACATCTAATATTATAGATTATGATAATGCAGGAACAGATAAACCTGTTACAGCTTTAACTTTAGTAGGTGCTGGAGAAGGTAATGATATGCTTCTTGAAGAAGTATCATCTTTAGGTAATATACCTTTAATAGAAAGTAAATTAATTGCTAAAGATGAAACAGAATCTGAGAATTTAATTTCTATTGGTGAAAGATATTTAGCTACTTTAAGTAATGTTAATAAAAAATATAAATTAAACTTAGATCCTAATTTATCTCCTAGAATAGATGATCTTAAAACAGGTGATTTTATTAGAGTAGTGATTAATGATAACTTTATTCAAGAAGATGATTTGTTTTATGTAGGTTTAAAAAGAGTTACTTTAAGCGAACAACAAGATGAAATAATAACTTTAGAGGTAACTGAATAATGGAAGTACAATATATTACATGGTTAATAGGATTTTTAACAGGAGTATTTTTCCAACAAGCTATTATTACTTATTATGAAAATAGTAATAATCACAAAGGCTATACAACACTTTTAGATATTATAATTAAAGAGGTTAAAAATTTAAGTGACTAATGGAACCGATAAAAATAAATCAAAGGAGGTATCTAAGGATAGTAGGGCTCCCATATGGATAATTCAACTATTATCTTTAGTAGCTTTAGTTTTTTTAGTATATTTAGAAGCTACTATTTCTGAATTTCAAGTTAATAGAACAGTTCTTTTTATATTAGGCGGAGCAATACTTCCAGTAGATTTAATTATACAATATATAAGATATTTAACAGGAGCAAATGGTAAATGAATATAACTCCAGACATATTAATTAATGCACCTGCTAAAATTAGAGTAATTTTAACTAATTTACTTACTTGGCTAATTGGTATACAAACTGTTTTAGCATGGTTAGTAGCAAATAACACATTAGATTTTCTTCCTTGGCCAGAAGTTTCTCAATATGTTTTAATAGCTTTATCTTGGGTAACTGCTGCAACTATCTTTATTCGTAGAGTAACCCCTGTGGATAAACAAGAACGAGGTTTATTGCCAGTAGAGTAAAGGAGGTTTTATAAAGTTTAAATAATATTGATGTACCTCACTAACTCATAACATTGCCTTAGATATTCACGACATATTTATAGGCACACAAAAGCCCCTAGCACTCTATTTTAAGAGTTTAAAAGCTAGGGGCTTTTGGACTTTAAATGGCTAGTTTAAAGTCTTCTGGTATTTCAGTTTCATCTAACATTTCATGAACTAATCTACGAAATTCAGCTTTATTAACTTCAATACCTTTTAAGTCTGGTGGTTTAAGATAATCTGTAGGATAATGTCTATTTCCTGTCCAAACTATAAATCCATTATGAACAATTTGATCATAAGAATATCCACATCTTCTACAAGTCCATCTTCTACCATAATACTTTTTACTGATACCAAAATTATGCGACATTACTCTGTCATGTGATTCTCTACATATCCAAAATATTTCAGGTAATGATTCAATCCAATCTTTAATTTTTCTTTTTTGTGTTCTAGTTACCATATTTAATCCGGTAGTTTAATTTTATCTTTATTTTTAGTTTGCCAATCAATAACATCTTGTATAGTTTCATTTAGTTGTTTACGTAAAGGATGTTCTTCAGTTAAACTTTGTTCAGCAAGAATACTATCAAAATAACTTAATACTTGTGGAAGATACTTATCTTTATATCTAAATACAAAATAAGGTTCAGTAATAGCTTCACCAGTATCAACTTTAATTACTCTACCTTTATATTTATAAATCATTAGTCACCTCTTATTTTGAACTATAGCAAAAAGTTCATGAAGCAAATGTATTTGTTGCTTTACCACAATTTCAACAAATTCTTTTTCAACATATGGTTCATTTTCCATATAACAAGTTACTAATGTAGCAAGATAACCACCTTGTCTGTTAAGCAAATCCAATAGTTGATACAGTAAATAATTTTTGTTATCTACTTCATATTCATTAAAAGGTTCAGGCGGTTCTTTACTAGCTTTAGGTTCTTCTGATGCCCAAGGAGCTTTTTCTTGCATTAGTCAAATACCTCATAAAGAATCTCGTTAAGTTCATCAATAAAACCTTGATTTTTAATATCCTTTTTATAGGTCATATGAAGAATAGGTCTATTAAGAGGTAAACAGCTATTAATATAAGCTTTAATTAAAGCCTTAAGTTCTTTAGAACTACGTTCATTAATAACAATAATTAATTGCTTAAAGAAATTATCATAATCTTCATCATGAAAATTTCTAATAATTTCTTTCAAAGTATTACTATCATAATTTAAAAACGTAGCACTTTGTCCTGAAACCTCTTTTTTAAATTGTTGATGAGTAACTTTAATATGCTTACCATCAGCTTCTTCAATCACTAAACAATGTACTTCATGCATTTTATGTTCCTTTTTAGCTAAATCAAAACTATGTAATAGTTTGCCACCTACAGGCTTATCGAATATATTTGCTTGTGTAATAGTTTCAAAACCTTCAAATAAATTTGCTTGTGTAATAGTTTCCTCATTTTCATGTAATTGTACCCAAGTCTTTTCTTTAATTGGATCTACATACTTAATGTTTTCTGCAACTTTAAAACCGGCTAACTTCCATATTTGATCAGTCATAATTCTCTAAATAAATTTAACCAATAGGGATCTTGTTTCTCTGTCATAAGATAATATAACAAATGTCTAATAGCATCCCTTTCATGCGGAGTTTTATCTTTCCATAGCTCGAGTTTTTTAAGGTGAGTATCTTGAATAAATGTCTTAGCATTTCCAGCACTATAGCCATATATTTCTAGTTTATTTTCTAAAGCATAAAGTTTAAGTATACCTATATATTCTCTAGGAATAAGATTTACTTTCATTGCCTGTGGGTTTGGTCTATACTGGAACCGCTCATAAACAATTATATTAGGTTGATGATAATTTAGAAAATGCCATAACTCACTATGATGTTGGTCAGGTCCTTTATTTTTAGTAACAATTAAATTTATTCTAGTAGAATATGTATAAGCTATACCTGTAGTACCACCAGGATCAAATGCATAAATTCCAGAACCTTTCATACTATCCATTCTATAAGTTTCCACCATAAAATTCCTAAAGTAATTAAAATCATAAATATAATTCCGTAACCTACAATTTCAACTAATTTTTCATTAGGTTGTTTCATGGCCATATCTCACATTTTAAAGAACTATCTAAAAATTGTATATTTTCACTTAATTCTATTGCATCATAAACTTTAAGTAATGCTCTTTCTAATTCTTTATTAGCTTTTGTTATAATATCTTGAAGTAAAACACTACCATCTTCAACACTTATAACAAGTTCACCTTTAATCGGAATATTAAATATAGACTTCATAAATAACCTCTTTTGTTTTGCGATCTAATAATGATAATTCTCCAAGCCTAAATTTATTTGGAGGCATGGTCAATCCTGGCTTTAAAGCTATATGAGGATTAAAGGTACTATTATCTATACGTATATTTAATTGTTTAGCTAAATAATTTCTAACTTCAAATATAAAGCTACCTGTTTTATAAGTAACCACAGGTACTTTTTTCTTATAACCGAACCATTCAAAAGTATCTGCATGTAAGTCTACTTGAGTACTCATAAATTCATACTTAGCTAAACTTTTAAAATTAATTTCATCTAAATCTATTATACATGGAGGTATAATAGTCATATGTAAACAATTTTTATATGGATCAAATGATAATTTATCTATAAATTGTACTATAAAAATCTCTCGTTCATTCATTAATAAATTTTACCTATTCTCTCATAACCATAATTAATTATATTATCTTTAGTTAAAATTATAGTTCTATCTAAATCTTCCCAATCTAAAATTTTTCCATAGATATCTCTACCTAACTGAAATGTAAATAATCTACCTAACCATTCTTCATTATAAGGAATTACTAACTCTAAATTTGTGTACATGTATTTATAATCTTTTCTGCTGCTACTTCTATCTTAGTCATATTAGTTCTATCTCTGAGACCTCTATAAAAATATCTATTACATATAGCTTTAATTTTTTTTGCCTCACTTAAACATATTGCTAATTTAATAGAATCATCTTCAATATCAGTCATTTTAAATTATCCAAATAAATTTTAGCTACACAACCTGCACACATTTTTCTAGGATTATTTATAGTTTTTGGGCATATAGGCTCACCAAGAAACTCTGAATCTATAAGACATTCTAAACGTTTTTCTTTATTAAGTCTTTCTAATACATTTTTAATATCAATTAACATTTATTGTAACTCCTTCTATAAGCAGGTGCCTAAGCTGGCCCAGGACACCACAGGCTGTATAGCGTTCAATACCCTGTAAATCATTGTATATTTGGCTCGCTAGGGTCGATCGTGGATGGTAGTGCGGTCTGAACTAGAGGCGCCAGATTGGCAATTTCGGGCTGTATAGACGCATCCATAGCAGAGTCAGCAAGCTATTGTAATTTATTGACCGTAATAGAATTATTTAATGTAGTAGCAAAAACTTGTTTATCTTGGAAAAAATATGTTAACATAATATCTAAGTTGTCTATAAATAAAGTTTTATAATTAGTTCCAATAATATATGTTCTATTTAAAATCTGGTCCCAAGTATAAATATCTTTAGTTTTATCTATAAAGTCTTTATTATTTTTTAAATAAATAAGATGTTTGATTCTTTTAGCTTCTTGTTCATTAATAACAATAAAAGCTGCATATCCAGCACCAAATTCAAGAAACTGTTTAAGTAGTTGCTCTGTTCTACCTTTTCTACGTTTACCTTCTAATATATGAATTTGCATATTTAATCCTTTAGTATTTTGTTATGTTCAAAATAAAGTTCTTCATCCCAGAAAGCTTCTACTGTAAAATCATTATTTTGCATATTAAATATTACAGCACCTAAACGATAACCTGCTTTTTCTAGATCGTTTTTAAAAATTTCTATAGCTGTTGAAAGTGGATGATTAAACAATGACACTAGCTACCTGCTCCTACATATGAAACTCTAATTCTAATTTCATTCTTTTCTAAAATATGATAAATTTCTTCTACTCTATAAAAATAATCTCCTACTAAAATGATTTCATGATAATCTATTTTAACTGGATATCTATCTAATTGAAATATTTGTTTATGTTTTTTATTATCATTTACTAATTCTACTTCATAAAATATAATTTTTGGATGTTTCATTGTAGATGGCCCCAATCTGGTCCTTGTTCTATATCAACTTTAAAGGGTACAAAATCACTGTACTTTTCTTCTGGTACAGATTCCATTGTTCTACGCATTAATAAAGCAATATCTTCAGCTTGATCTTTAGGACATTCTACTAAGATAGAATCGTGTACCATGTTGCGAATATTAACATCTGGGTATTGTCTAAATATTTCTTGAAGTTTAATTGTAGAATTAATACCTAAATCACTTGCAATGCTCTGTGGGTAGAATGCTAGAATTTCTTTGATAATTTTACCACGATTCTGATTAGTAATTAATAAGAATCTACGCTTCCTACCGAAGGGAGTTTCCATTACTTTCTTTTCTTTTAATACAGAATCAATAACACGTTTTCGCCAAGCCATAGTATCAGGAATTAAATCAAAGAATGTTCTTTGAGTATGAGAAGCTTCATGTAATTCCATATTAAATTCTTGTGCAATAGAACTGGCTTCTCTATCATAAACTGAACCAAATACAAATGCTTTAGTTCTTACTCTTTGTTCTTTATTCCATTTGTCTTTACCATAAACCATATCAGAAACTTCGCCATGAATATCTCTAGTACGATCACCAAAAACTTGTTGAAGATATTTATCTTCTGCTTCACAAGCTATGACACGTAATTCAGCTTGACTATAATCACACTGGATAAGAGTATTAGCATCATTAGAAACGGTATAAAGTTCTTTAATATTTCCTTGCCTAGGCTGATTCTGTATATTTGGATTCCTAGCAGACAAGCGGCCAAATACAGTACCATGAATGAGATAAGTAGGATAAACAAATCCATTTACAAGTCTACTTTCTATACCTTTAAGATATGTACTATAAAGCTTTTCTAAGGTCTTATATTCTAATAAAGTATTTATAAATTGTATAAGAGTAGTATTAGATTTATGTTGCATAGCATAAGCTTTAAGGATATCAGCTTCTGTACTCTTGATATTCTTAAGTCCTAATTTCTGTAATACTTTCTTTACTTGCTGAGGAGAATTAGGATTTTCAAGATCATATGCTTTAAGTCTAACAGTTAATATAAATAGTTGTTTTTCAGCAGCTGTAATTTTTTCTTCAAGTAATTCTGTATCAACATGAATACCTTGTAACTCAATTTCAGCTAATGTATTACTAATCTGAATTAAATAATTATAAAGTTTACTATCTACTTTTTCATGTAATATAGGATTTAGCCTGTGGGTACAAATAGCATCTAAACCATTATATTTCCAAAGTTTATCTGGCGGAATATCTCTATATGTACTTCCAGCCTTTTTAATATAAGGTTCAATATCTTTAGAATAATTAGGAGCACCTAGATGTTCCATAGAAAGAAAATCTAAACTATGTCTACCTTTTCTTTCATCTAAAGAATAACTCATTAACATAGTATCATCAAATATATGAGGTACTGGAATTAAATCATTGTTAAATAATACTTGAACATCAAACTTACCATTCTGAGTATTAAGATCATTATTATCTAATAAGTTTCTAATAGCTTGTGTAGCTGGTTTAATAAATCTTTCAGGTATTACAAATGCATCCATAGGTGTTGTTGCAATACCAATACTTAATATAGCTTTAGGGTGAGTAAATGATTCTTCTTTATTAACTTCTGTTTCTACATCAACAGTTATAACACTACCTGTGGTTAATGCAGAAAATTCATGCACTTCATCTAAAGAATTTGCTACTGTAATTCTAGGATTTTCCCATTTGACTTGTAACTCTGGCTTAGCAAGTTTAGCTATATCAGTATCTAAAGTTTTGAATCCATCAGTACCTAATAATACTGTTGCAGGCTTAATTGTATAAAGAAATTTGACTCCAGGAATTTCTTTACAATAAAACCACCAACCATATTGTTTCCAAGTATAGTCTTTATTATCAAGAACTATCTTTTTAACATCTGAACCTAGAAGTAGTACATATTTATAATCTTTAAACTTATCAAATAATCTAGGTCTACAGCATTTAATATCTGCCATTTTGAAGTCTTTAAAAGAACATGGCAAACCATATGTATAACTAATACGATCTTCTGATATTTTGTGTTTCTTAAATATAAGATTAAGTAATTGCCAAGAATTTCCAGAAAACCATTTACCTTTTTCAAATTGATTAGGTGAATCTCCAACAACTAAAATATCAGAATCTAAACGTGTATCATGATAACGAGGATGCTTAGTTGTTATGTAATGGTTATTAGAACTATGAGAACATTCTTGACAATTACTTAATGGATGATATTTAGTCATAATTCCTCAGGAACTGTTATCTTCTCTAAAATTTCAACTTCTGTCTTAGGAGTTTTAATATTAACCCATAAACTTAATACCCCTAATTTAAAAGTAATATGATCTGTAGAAATACTTTCCACTTTAGCCATTAAACGAGTCATTTCAGATTGACCTAAATCAATTTGAATCATACCTTCGTCATTTAACTGTATTTCTTCACCTGATTTCCATTTCATTTAATCCTCCTAATTAAACGATCATCTTTTTCCATTTTAGAAAATTTATCAAAGCATACTTTATATTTATGCCCTTCTTCTGTAAGAAGTGTAAAACTTTTATCATGTAAAATAATATATACTTTACCAATAATATTCTTATCACTTAACCAATGATAAATTTCTGCTTCTTGACCTATTCTAATCCAAGACTTACTATTAGGCCAAGTTGGATGTTTCACTCTTTAATCTCCTCAATTAGTAAATCTGCTTCAAAATCGTAAGTAGTTAAAAGATCTATAATAGATTCATCTGAACCATCATAATCTTGAATGCGATCAGAAAAATCTGCAAAATCCACAGGAGCAATATTATCGTTATAATCAGATGTATAATGTTCTGCATCTGCTTCATATTCAAATATAATTGTAACTTTCACTCTAGCTTTCATAATATCCTCCATCTTCAATTAATGTTAATTGAAAAGCCATATTTTCTGTAACAATATCATCATCTTTAATTTTATCTGTTATTAATGTTAAAGTAAGTTCAGGTAATTGTTCTGGATCAAGATCTAAAATAGCATAAATTGTTTTATTTATTAATTCTTCTGGAACATTTAAAAACCTAAGTATTTCTACATGAGTTTTTGTTGTAGGAGGTTTTATCATCATATCGTATACTTCTTTCCTGAAATTCTTAAACAATTATTGCAAGTAATTATTTTTTTAACTCTAATACCATTTCTAATATAAGTCATGTTAATGCGTTTCCTTCATACTTAGTTGCTTTGTCTATATAAGTAACAATAGTTTTAGGTTTTCTATTTTCAGTATAAATTAAAATCCAATCATCCCTAATCTTAGTTACCCTACCTTTAATTAAGGCACCTGTGGTTCCATTTCTAAAAGTGCCGTAATCACCTACTTTAATTTGTTTACCTGTATTAAGCCAAATCATTTTCTTAATCTTAAAGTTATTTGCCAATCATCTAACCAGGATAAAAAATATGAAAATATTTTAAGATAGAATGGTCCATAATCAAATTCACCATATTTATCTATATGCCAATTGTTATATTTTTGGATAAATTTAAAATTAGGTCCATTAGCAATAGCACTATGAATTGGTGATTTATTTCTTCTCAAAAAGTATCTATGTAATATTTTTCTAATCATTTGTACCTCATATTTGCTTCTAATGCTGATACTAATAAATTATCAATATCCCAAATAGGAGTTTGACTAGTTATTATATCATTATCAATTAAACATTGTTTAATTTCAAAATACCAAATTGAAGCACCTAAAGGTCTTTTACCTGAAAATGATTCTCCTTCTCTAATTAATTCGATCATACAATCAATAAAAAATTGACCTATAGTTTTGCCATTATTCATTTTTAATTCAAGAATATTAATCATCTTTAATAATAAATCCTTCACCTTTATTATTAAGTTCATATAAAGCTACCGGAAATTCTAAAATATGCCAACTAAGTTTTTGTAAAGCTTTTATCAATGGCTTTGTATCAAAATTAAGATCTAGTTCTATTCTATCTTTACTACTCAGTATCATCATTTTTCTCTATATGGACGACCCTCGATAAACGATGGTATATATTTACTGTTAAATTCACAATACTCTCTTTCGCAATTATGTGGTTGACCTTTTATTTCAAAATAACCTCCATGCTCTTTATGCCAACAATGCCAATCATCCTTCTTTATATGTTCTAATATAAATGGTAATGATACTGTTTCAAATCCACAGTTACCGCAAGTAAATGTAATTTCTTCTGCTGTAATACTCACAAAGCTACTCTCTTGTTGTCGCGATATTTGACTGCTTTATAAAATGTAGATCCTCCCCTACGTTCTTCTTTAAGAGAACCTCTTTGTACTAAAGTATCAAATACATTTCTTGCATCTCGAGCATTTATTCTAAACCTAGACATAATTGCTGCTCTACTTACACCTTCATCATATTTGAGAACTTCTTTATAAATTCTTTCAAATAATCTTTCTTGTGCAGTTTTATCAGCATTAGCTACAACTTCTATTGCAGCATCTTTAAATACTCTTACAAAATAAAATGCTTTAAGAATATGTATTTTTTGCACAACCACAGGTACATCCATTGTATCTGCTGCTGCAATTAACATAGCCATTTTTAATCCTGATTGTGCAAGTCTTGTCATCATAGGAGTCATAAGATCATTAAGACTAGAATTTAATCCTATGTCTGTCATATCTTTTTCTATCCTATTATAAATTCTCCAAGCATCATCACTTAAAGAAACTTCATGATAATTAGCTTCTGGTTTATATTGATTAATAGGTAATTTACCTATTTTACTATCAGGATTATATATTAAATTAAGTTTTTCTACAAATTCAGTTAATTCCTTTTTACGTCCTATACTTTGTATTGTAGGAGGACCTAAAGGACGAATATTTTCTGATTCTGATTTACCTTGAACAAAACAAAATCTAGGCATAAAACCACTATTAATATGGTCATATGTTATCTGTTCTAATAATTTTGTTCTAATACCGCCGGCAAAAATAAGAAGTAAAGGATCTTGAATATCAATTACTTCTTTCTTTAAAAGTCTACGTAAAGGTTTAGCATCATATAGTTTGGTAAGTGTTTCCATCATACCAGACATATAATCTTTTTTACTCATCTGATCTATAAGACCAGTAAACTCATCCCTAAGAAATAATGAGACTTCATTTTTACGTACTGATAACGCTTGTAATAAACCTTCAATAGAACCATCTGTGGCTAATAATATATTGCGATTTTCCTCATAAAGAAAATCCATAGCCATATCCATAGCAGTAGATTTTCTTGTAAGAGTAGTATCAGCTACAATCATAAACCATAAATTAGGAACTATATTACCGTAAGCTGTGGGTAATCTTAATTTATCAGAAAGAATACCTGAGAGAATTACAAATGCTCCAGCTATATGATAATGACTAGAAGCATCACTAATTTCTCTTCCCCAAGAAATATAGTCATCTATAAATGTTTTATATCTAACAGCTTCTCCTAGTTCTTCATCACTAAGAATTTCTTTATCTGCTAAATTCCAAGAAACATTTGTATCTGTTTCTACTTCTGATATTAAAAAGGTTTTATTTTTAAAAGCTTGTTCGGCCCTAAGTATTTCCTTCCACAGGAAGATTTCTGGCCTTCCATCCCTTTTATATTTATTACAAGCTGCATCTCTAGATATTATAAGTATTTCTTCTTTAGGTAAACCTAATTCAAATAAAGTTAAATGCAAATTCCATAGTTTAGTAGACCAATCGTCATCAGGAATATCTATAAATAATTTCCAGACTCCTTGATGAACGCTATCACTATATTTATCTAATAATTCTGCTCCAGTAAAGTTAGGTAATTCATCTGGATATTCTTCATAATTATCTAAACTATTTCTGTTTGTTTTTGGATAAACATTAAAGTCTTCTAGATCATATAAATTATCTTTATTAAATTCTATTATTTCTACTAGTGGAGCTTCTGGATATTTAAAGTTTCTAGTATTGGGTACTCTAAGATATTTAGTTAATGCCCAACCATTAATATCATATCCATCATCTTCATGTCTATATCCAATATTACTATTTATTCGTTCTACATCTAATGCATGTGCTGTTTGCTTTAATTTCCAGTAAGCTTGATAATTTTTGGGAGAAGTTTGAACTACTACTGTAGGTTTTACTAATAATTTATTTGGAGGACAAGTATCTAAATCTCCCCAAAGAACATTACTAGTTACAATATTAGCTTTAACCCTTCTTTCCTTAGTTAAGATAGTCGGACAAAAATAGATATCCCCTTGATGTTCATTATCTATTAAATAATCTTGTATACTATCTAATTCGTCAGGATACTTAAAAAAGAATTCCCAAAAAGTAGCGGCTTCTAAATTTCTTGTAGCTAAAACAACGTAGCCTTCTTCTTCTGCACCTATAATATATTGTATAAAGCCTATTCTTCTATCTTTCACAAAAGGAAATCCCCTAAACAAATTAGAAAATGTGGGTAGAAATACGAAAAGCAGTCTTTTACCTACCGTTATTTCCTTTACCGACTACTTGACCCACATTTAAAGCTATTAAATTTTAAACTTCGTAATCGTCATCATCATCTGGAGTGTAATTATCCAAATGAATATAACTCTGAATACGGTTCTTATCCCCATACTTTTCAGACTTCTGAATATTAAGCTTAAGTGCCAATTCACAACCTACCATTCTTTCAGCAGCTTCTCTCCACTTAAGAGGACCATTTAATTCTTCTTCTGTAAATTCTCCAGAGGCTTCCATTAAAGCCTTAAGAAAACCAAGCGTAGAAGGTGCAATATAAATATTTGCAAATACCTTACGATTAACATAAGGATCTTCAGTACATGAAAACATAAAGTTAAGGCTAGGAGTTCCTAACTTAATCTTAGCCTTTGGATTTCCTGACTTGTTTTCAAAACTATCTACTTTATAACTTTCAACAGTAAAAGAATATGTACCGTTAGGAATTGGAGAAAAATCAGAAACTTCTACTTCTGAAAAATCAATTACATCACTGAATTCAGTATCAGACATTATTTATTAACTCCATTATCCTTGTAAAGTTTGGATCTTCTATTATTTCTGGTAATATAGGTTGATTGTTTTTATTCAATCTACTTTTAGCTAATATGTTTTTCTTTTCTCTAGTTAATAGTACCCGCTTTCCTTTACTGACAGATAATCTCCATACAAAATCTAAATTGCCAGGAGTATGGTAAGCAGTTTTACCTACCATATCTGGCAATATAAAAGATCTACCAGTTTTTTCATCTTTGTCTACTTTTTCTAAAGCAGTAAATATAACGTTTACTCCTGCTTTTTCAAAAGCTCTAACAATTCTTTTAGTTTGTGTATCGTTACCATGCCAGACTACCCAATCTCTGTCATTAGGATCATCTATTTTTCCTTCTTTAACTCTTTTATTTGCAAGTTCTTGTACTGACAATGCTTGTAATGCAGTAATAGAATCTATAATAAGAGTTTTATATTTACCAGGATTATTAGCTAGTACCTTAAAGACATTAAACATTTCTCTAACAGTAGTAATATTAACTATATCTAAATTTGGGTAATCATATTTAAGTGTTAGTGTTCCTCCTTCAATATTAGCAAATAACACTGGCGATAATTCTGGTACATCTGATGCTGTAGCACTTAATAAAGTTTTGCCTACACCAGGATTTCCAAATATGATTATATCATATAAGATCGCCTGTGGACTATTTCCTAAAGTATAAATATCTAAACCTAATTCACCTTTATTAGTTGCAGTAATTTTTTTTGAAGGAGTAGGTTTAGATAAATCTGGTTTTGGAACTTCTTTAGCTATGTCATCTAAAATGTTTTCAGTCAATATTTTGTGCTGGCCTTCCACTTCTCATTCTTTGTTCTCTATCATATATAGTTGCAGATTTTTTAATTGTATTAATTAATTCTAAATCATCTACGTCTCCATTTATCCTAGCATTTTTTTCTACATCATATATAAATCTAACTAAAGCAATTATTAAACCTGACTTAGTTACACCTTTAAAGGATTCTTTTAAAAGAATTTTAATGTATCTATCATCTTGACTAGGTAATTTCATATTTAATTGTGCTCTAGTCATTATATGTCACCCTTACAAGTTGAACAAATTATTTTATTATCATTTTGAATAAGCCAACCTCTAGCACGAATCTTTTGTTTAAGTTCTTTTAAATTATTTAAAGGCATAGAACGTAAAAGACAAATATCACATTCGAGAATATAAAGTAATGGCAAGTTAATCTCCCCTTCTATAGAATTTACTTTTATCTAAGAACCATTGATCTTTATTAGATAATCTAAGTATACATGGTTCTAAGAATTCACAATTATGACATTTCCATTCACTTACAGAATTATATATACTTGGATTATCTAACATATCTTTTATTTCAGCATGTAATTGATTTTCTTCAATTTTTAATTCAATATTAGTACGTTGTATTTCATGTCTTACAATATAAGTCTTTTCTGTTTGTTTTAAAAAGTCTAGATATTCTAAGTAAGGTTTAGCTTTTTGTTTAGTTTCTTTAAGAGTTTCAACAAATAAGTCATAAGTAGTATTTTGATTCTTAGCTTTAGACAATTTACCTGAATTAAGAATCCTTGGGGTCTGTGGAAATCCTTTGTAAATTCCATTATATATTAACCCTTCAACTTTGAGGCCCAATTTTTTCATAGCCCACAGGTACGTTGAAAATTGTGTATCTAAAAATAGCCAAGTATAATTAGTTTTCTCTGTACCAAATGTTTTATGATCCCATATCCAAAGCGTTTCATCTAATCTACGTATAGCTATTAAATCTATAGTACCTTGATATAATACTTTATATTTATCAGGATCTAAATTAAATAATGTAGGATCTAATTCTATTTCAAATTCAGTTTCTGGTGCATAAGGTATCCATTCTAATATATCATGTTTACCTTGTGTAACATAATAATTATTTAATATTCCAAACCCTAAATTATAAAGTTTTTCAAGTAATTGTTTATCATAAAGCTTTTTAGTTTCTTTACTATATATGTATTTGTTAAATGCTTCAAATGATCTATCACAAAGTAATTCATATTCAGGAGTGTAAGGATCATCTACCCAATATTCTTTATCATAAAAATATTGCATAGCATAATGCATTGCACTACCCATAAAGAAATTTTCATTTACAGCACCTATATACTGATATCCTTTCCTTAAAGGAGATTGAAAATCCCATTTTGTTCTACAATTCTTGAATAAACCTCTATCAGAAGTTCTAATTATTAGTGTTTTCAATTTTCAATAAATTCTTTTTCGCACCAACAACAAAAATCATGTGACCATGAATGATTACAATGATGTTTACATTCTCTTTTAGAATTAATACATTCTTCTTTTAAAAATTCTAATTGATTATCAATACAAGTAATACATTCTTTTTCTTCTAACATATTTTAACCAAATTGTCTAAGGGAATATTTAATAATTTTCTACTAAATGTTCCGGGTCTTGGATAAGTATAATGGTAACAATTTAAAATAACTCTACCATTAACTGTTATATCTATAGTATCTAATTCTACTTCATGTAATTTATCTACAATTAATACTTTAAGTATTTGACCTTTTTCAATATTAAGTTCATCTAGAATTTCTTGTCTTAAAGGTACAATATGCTTTTGATAAGCATTATTTATTTGAGAACTTAATGAATCTATATGCTTTATTTTGTCATTCATAATTCACCCTCTTTAAGACAATCTTTGCACATATTATATTCAAACCAATGATGTTCTTTAGTATGAAATGCAAAAATGTTTTTATAATTATCAGGATTCTTTTCGTAATCTTCTTTTTGTCCAATAGTACAAGCTAAATTTTTTTTAGTTCCACAAGTAATACAAGTAAATATTAGTACAGTTTTCATTGTTCTGTCCTTAGGTGTTCTAGTTTTAAGTATGTGTTTACGTGTCATAAGAAATGCTTTACAGATAGTCCTTTAAGTTCTAAATTATCAATTCTTAAATTAAATGAACTAGTTTCCATTTCTCTAGGTCCAATTATAATCATTACAATATTACTATTATCTACAGAATCTTTATCTTTTAATGCAGTTCTAATTCTTTTTTCTATTGTAGATGATGAGTCCCAAACTTCACAATAAAGTCCTTTATCTCTAATCAATTTAAATATATATTGTGCATAGTTTTCTTGTTCTTTATTTATTGGAAATATCCTCATTCTATAATACTTCCTGGAGGAACTTCCTTATATTCACCTTTATTGTCTACAATAGCTTTAGTACTAACTATTGAACTTTGCATTCTCATACTACCGATATTTAAATTAGTTGTAAATTTTGAAATATCATCTAAGTATCTTTCAATATTATCATATTCATATTCTAGTACTCTTAATACTCTAATCATTAGCCCATTAGTCTTTCATCTAGTTTAATTGGATTGCCTTCGGCATCTATATCGCCCCTTTGGAGTTTTAGTTTTAAGTATACTTTTACGTGTCATTATTATACCCAGCTATATCTTGAAAATCAATTTTAAAATTTTCAAGGTATGGAGCTGCATCTATCAAAGAAGCTTCCCATAACCATTTAGTTTTTTCAGCATCTATTATTGCTTTTTCTGGAATTAAATTTACATCATATTCAAATTCAATTGTAACTTTTATTCTTGTTAACATTAGAATAATGTAATTCCTAAGTAAGATAGCAGTAAGCTATTTGCTAAGTTGACTAACTTATAAAATGTTTCTTCACTCATAATCTATATCAATCATCTGTTGCTAAGTAGTCTGGTAATTGCATTTCATTTTCTTCTAGTATTTTCTTAGTAACTTGAAATATTGATTTTGTTTCATCATAGTATTCATCGCGTTTGTTCATCACTTCTTCTGGATTTAAACCAAGCAATTTCCAAAGGTTAAGTTCTTCACCACGAACATCACCTAAATGGTCTGCTAAAGCTAAACCACAGAGCACATCAATTATTATTTCTTTTTCTTCATTAGTCATCCCATTAGTCTTTCGTCTAGTTTAATTGGATTACCTTCTGCATCTATATCACCAACAGTTTTAAGGATTTCAAAGTACTTAGATTGTATACCTTTAATTCTTTCCTCATCAATAGTATCATTAGCAATAACATTAAGTAATGTTATATGATTCTTTTGTCCTTGCCTGTGGAGTCTTGAAATAGCTTGTTCATTTGCAGTAGGTCCCCATGCTCTGTCAAGAAATATCATGTGTGAACAAACTTGCTGTAAACCATCCATACCTGTTCCAGCAGAACCAATTGTACCAATAAAAGCTTGAATTTCTGGTTTAGTTATAAATTGTTCTTTATGCCAAGGCTTTTTCTTATCAGGTACATTACCAGAATATTCTACATATTCTATAGTTCTTTTATTTTTAATCTTTTTTCTTGCTTCTAATTTTTTAGCAAGTAATGCAATTGGTTTAGCAAATTGAGAAAATATAACAAACTTTTGCGGTGCATATTCCTCAAGAATTTGAATTACTAAATCAAGTTTAGCACTAGGATCTTCTAAGAGATATTGTAAACCTTTTTTATTTTCAGGATCTTTATAACCAGTAAAACTAGGAGTCCCTAACGCAAAAATTTGTAAACGCTGCATTTGAACCATAGCAGCTTTGCTAATCATAGGCTCTGATAAACCTGTTTTATTATTATCAATCCAGGCTACCATTTTAGAATCCATATCATCATATAGTTTGCGTTGTTTAGGGTACAAATCTACATAAAGATTTTCTTCTAATATTTCTGGAAGATCTAAAACATCTGATTTTAATACTCTAGAATAGAATGGTTTAATTGAAAGTAATCCTTCTGTTAACCATTCTTCACTAGGCCCTTTAATTTTACGGTATCCATCAAAACCTATAGTGTAATCTACATACTTATCAAAGAATTTCCAATAAGATAATCCTCCCCTACCATAAGTTACAGGCTTTATATGATTAAGAATAGACCACAGGTCATCAGGATTATTTGTTACTGGTGAGCCCGACATATCAGTAACAAATTTAATCTTACCATCATTAGTAATCTTTTTAACTGCTAATGTATTTTCAATATTTCTACTTTTAATAGAATGACATTCATCTAATATTAAATGACTTATACCTAATTTAGGATCGGCTAATAAATAATCATAAGTTTTAAGTTTACAAGTACATTTATTAGCTTGTTTACATTTACGCTTTTTACAAGGTATTAAATTCTTTAAATCTTTAGTTTTAATACCTTCAATGTTAATAATAAAATAGGTATACTCACTTCTAGGATCTTTAAGATGCCTAAGAAATAATTTTCTATAGTTACCTTTCCTATTTACAACATAAGCTTTATATGGAGTACCATTATGTATAGTTTTTCTCCAACTATCATGAGTAGCATGAGGCGCAATAATTAAAGTTTTAGTAACATATCCTGCTACTCTATATTGTAAATCTCTTTCAATGGCAAATATAGTTTTACCTGTACCCATATCCCATGCAGCAATATATCTAGGTTGACCAAAAGCTTCTTTAACAATTCGCTTTTGATGGTCAAAGAGTTTGCCTGTGAGATTAATGTTAGGTGGAATGTAAATCTGTTGTTTCATGGTTCGTTATAATAATTTCTTTAAGTAATTCATAAACATTAAGTATTTCCATATTCATTTCATCTAAAAAGGCTTGGATAATTTCTTTTCTAGGCGGAGTATTTAGAATTCTTGCAGGATCAATACCTTTAAGTAATTGAGAACAATCATTAGCTAATCTAGCAATATCCTGTAATGTTTCATAAATTTTTTGATTATTAGTTTGAATAGTCATTTTATTCTTCTTCTATGATTGTCATAGTGTCTTCTGCTTTAACACCTGAATTATGTACTGCCAAAATCAAATCAATATGAGAACACTTATGTCGAAAATGCCAGCCTGGACAAGTGCATCCCATATTAGTAGAAATTAGTCTTTGTTTTCTTCCAAGATATTCAGGCTTAAATACAGAATACCATTTATTGGGTTCTGTATTAGAACGAACCAACCAAACTTCACATTGCCCTTTTTCTTCAACATTCTGTTCATATTTCTTTTTCATAATAATTTTGTTTTCCATTTTACTTTAACCTTTGAAGTAGTGTTTTAAGTGTTTCGATTTCAGCTTCAAGTTCAATTATTTTATTAGTATTTCTAGTAATTCTGTCATCTAACATATCAATTCTAGTATTTACTTTTTTACTAGTACCTGCATTTTTTCTTGACCACATTATTGGTGTAGGTCTTTGAATTAATCTAAACCTAGAAGGTGTTGTTCCACCGCCTCTAAATTCTCTTTCAATAGAACCTAATTGAAATAATGTTTTACTTACTCTATTATGATAAGAACTAGGTACATCTGTATTTTCATACACATGATTCATATGTCCTAAATAGTAAAAACCTTCCGTATATTGATCACCATGTTCTTTCATATAATCATATGCAGCTAAACAATGGTAATAAATCTTAGGGAGATCTTTCTCATCTTCTGTATTATCTTCTTTAAAGTTATCTACTTCTGTAATTGATTCTGTCATATTTACTCAATTTCATCATCATCAGGATAATTTATCAATCCACATTGTGGGCATTTTAAACCTTCTGGACTATTTAATAAATGATCTTCATTAAAATCATAATCACATTCAATACAACCTATAGTTTCTATTTCATTTTTTGTTTTCATAGTAGGGCCACTGGGATTTGAACCCAGAATCCAGACATTATGAGTGTCTTGCTTTAACCTGATTAAGCTATAGCCCCAAAACTCTAATTAATTAGTTCCTACATAAATATAAGACCAAAAATCACAATCCCAATACCCAGTAATACAAATATACATTTTCCATTGTCCTATACCTGAAATAGGTCCTCTTTCTTTAACAGAACCACAGGAATTTGCTGTTTGATACCAAATTTGTGAACCTGAATATAATTACTATAAATATTTGAAAACTATCGACCCAATTAAGACCCTGTGGTTGTATGTTATGAGCTATCATTTTCCTGTTCTATTCTTTCGTAAATTTTTCTAGCTGATTCAATTTGTTTTTGTGTAGGTTTAATTTCTTCTGCTTTTCGCTTATCTTCTTTAGCTAATTCTCTACCTTTTTTAATATCTTTACTACTCATTGTTTTCCTCTGGAATTTCTTCTGGTTGTTTATGTCCTGGTGGACTAGCTGGAGGAACTTTAGGTAATTTTTCTCTTAAAGGATTTTTTGGTTTTTTATCATCATCAGCCATCTAAATACTCTGCAATCATTGTAAGAACTTTATCTATTTCAATTAAAAGTTCTGTAGCATCTTTTTTAGGTTCAATTTTTCTAAGATTCTGCATTCTATGTAAACCTAAACCTAGATCCTTTTCATATTTTACTACTATTTTCCAATAACCATCAGAATTATCCCATAATGGTGGACTTACTATAGTGCATGTATTACCATGAGTCGATAATACTCTTTCACCAATTGAATATTCATTTACATCTCTATAAGTTTCCATTTTAATTATTCTCCTTTTTTTTAATTCTACAGTACTCCTGGAGGGGATCGAACCCTCACGGTATTTCTACCACAAGATTTTAAGTCTTGCGCGTCTGCCAATTCCGCCACAGGAGCAAATCCATTATTTTTCTATACTTTCAATTACTTTATCAATAAGATCTTTAACTTGTTCAAAATGTGAAACTATCATATCTTCAGTGAATGGAGTAGTATTTTTATAAATTCTAAAATTAGAATATCTTTTAAACGCAAGTTCTAATTGTGCTTGTGTAATTTCTTTAATACTACCAACATATGAAATAGTTCTATCTTTTTCAGTATCCATTTTTATTTGTTCCTTTTCATTATTGAAATTATTATTATGTATATTACAGCTATTATTGTATAAGCAATTACTGCTTTAGCAAAACTAGGATCATAATACAAATTAAATCGTGTCCTCTTTTAACAAAGAACCACAGGCATTACAAAACCAACATCGGACAAATGCGCCACCTTTTAGTAATTCATATTTAGTATACATATCTGTCCAATGTTTAAATTTGCTACAGGTTTTGCAGATTCTACCCTTGTGGGTTTTTTGCGCAAGTAATTTATTTATGTTTCTTAGATAGTCTTTTTCCGATTCTGTTATTTGATTCGATATTGATGACTTTTCGTCCACAGTTGCACCAGTGCCATTTAATTTGTCCGTTTTTTATATAATAATTTAGAAGTTGAGGACTTATGCCAATATATCTAGCATAGTCGGAAAAAGTTAAATCTGTCGCACCTTCAAAATCATTATTGATTATATATTCAAACTCTTTTTCGGTAATCATAAAATGGAACCACTAGGAAAGAATATAGCCCAATGATGCGAGGATTGGACATTTTATATGAATAAGGAAAAAGGGTATAAACCTTATACTTTTTCATTCTTTCCTAGTGGTAAGTACCCTAGGCAGGATTTGAACCTGCAACCTACAAATTAGAAGTTTGTCGCTCTATCCAAATTGAGCTACTAGGGCAATAATTAAATTGGTAAACCTTGGAGTAATCTAGCATATTCTGTTACAGTTAATCTAAATTCTATTGCAACTTCTAACATTAAGCTAGCTCTAGATTTATTAATGTGTAATTCAATATCTTCTATTAGCATTTTTTCAAAATAGTCTTGTGCTGCTTTTCCTAGTGGAGTCCATTGTGCTACCATCATTAAACCTTCATTAATTCATTTAGTTTTTCTTCTAGTTCGATTAGTCGTTTGATAGCTTTAAGTTCAATAATGATATAATATTTATCAATGTCTTTTTCTTTTTCCCATTCTTCAATACGTTGATTTACATATGTAAGTAGATGTTCCATTCTAATCAAACCATTTCTTTAGATATTCAAATTCTTTATCACTAATAGGATTATCAGGATAATCACAGTATGAATAATCAAAAGGTATTTCTTCACTAGGATGATTTAATAACCTGTTTTTAACAAATTCGATATTATCTGTCCAAATTATAGGATTATCTTGCGAATCCCACAGAACCAGGAAAGTATAATCAGGTGGTTTTTTATAGATTGCAAAGCTAGAACCATCGGACCATTCATATTCAAAATCATAATCGTGATGGCCAACAATCCAATCATTTAATTCGTTACTTGGAATTATTGCCATTATTCTGTCCATTCCTGCAAAATGTAAAACAGACATGAATTGGTCATATTACCCTCATTATCTACTGTTCTAGGGTAATAGGTCCCTACTTCAATTTTAAATTTGTAATGTTGAGTAAATCCTTTAAGCCTAAATCTACTAGCAAAACGTGTTGCAGCTACTAGATTAGGTGCATTTATCAAAACTTCCTGATAATTATAATCGTCATGGTCGTTTGGCAATTCAGTTTCATATGTTGCTTTGTATAGTTCCATTTTCTTTACCCTTTTCTAATTTAATTGAGGGTACTAGGTCCGCCGTATTGTGACAGATTAAACCTCACACTAACCTAGTACCCTCAAATCTGTTGATCTATGAGCGGTTGCTATTCCATCATCCCACAGGACAAAGCAATAGGTAATTTCACCATTACCCTCTTCATCCTCTTGAACTGTTACTATATGTAGAATAGTACCCTTATAAAGGTCCGAATTAGATTGTCTAACCCTATCGTTTACTTTAACCATTTTATTACCCTTTTCTCTTAGTTAACACTATTGGAAATGACACTAAGTCTACTGATAACTGGAATCGTCAATAGGTTTTTATATGGATATAGTGTCATAACCAATAGGTTTAACCCTATTAGGCTAGGTGCCAGTATTGGAGGGAATTAACCAACACCTAACCTACTAGGTTCAAACTCTTAAGAGTTTAAACTTTCGTTCTGTAAATCTACAAATGGAATGAATCCATCTTTAGCAATCCATCGGCTTAGCTCTAATAGGTCCTCTGCTAGTTGTTCCTTATCATCTAGAAATGGCCCTAGCTCATTCCTAGTAGTGAATGCTTTAACTACTCTTTGCGCCAGTAGTATCGTACAGTAACAACATTGGCTGTGAGTTTCCATTTTCATACCCTTTTTGTAGTTGAGTTTTAGGAATGAGTACTAGTGACCTAGTACTCAAACCTAACTCTCAATTACTCTGTTGCTAGAGACTTCTCAAGTTCTGCAATCTCGGTCTGAATCTTAGCGATCCGAACCTGGTAACGCTTGATCTGAGCGTTGTTAGCCTGAATCTTACGCTTAACTTGAGCAGTCTTAGAGCCCCTAGTCTGGCTCATCTTGTTAACTACCCATTCCACGGTCTCATCAGAAAAGACATAATCGCCGGTCTCATCATCAAAATCCACAGGGAAGTTAGGGTTACTAGTTATCCAGGAGTTAACCTGTGCTGATTGAGGCTTTTTACCACAAATAGCCTCTACCTTATTGCAAAGGTCCGTAATACCCATTTCGCTAGGGTCAACCTCTACAGTTTCGGTAGCCTCATCTTCATCCTCGAACGGGTCGAAGGTTTCAACGTCAGTCATTTTATTACCTTTCGTTTGGTTTTTGTTCCTACTGTTATTTAACTCTAGATCCGGTTTTTTGTCAACCTTTTTTCTAGAACTTTTTTGTGACTATTGTCACTAGAAATTATTTAGTAAGCCTATCCTGTGGATAAAGTAGTTAAGCAAACTAACTAATCACCAGGGTAACAAATTGCGCACAATTCGTCAGAGTCCTTTTTATCGGCCCTATCGTCGATAAACCATGCACAATCGTCTAGGTGCATATTGCATACTGTCCTAGTACTAGTAGCACTAGTATACCTATGCACTATCCTCTTTTGAATTAGCTCTATAGCGTAGTATGTCATCGTTTCACCCTTTTCTGAATCGGTAGCGTAACTACATTCATTCCAATAAGCCAAAATGGCGTCATCGGTGGAATCAGTAGCGGTAGCATAATCACCACGGTGGCGACCAGGAAATTAAGGTAGAGCGCCCACAGGGTAGCCTTAATCGGCCACAGTAGGAAGTTACTAGGCTTTAGCTCTACTTTAACCTGTTGATTTTGGCGCTTGGCCCTAGCGTCTAGTTCGATATCATCAGAGTCGATGAATTCAGCATCTATAACGATCGTGTCTAGCATCGGTAATAGACTCTTTCTAGCGCTTTAATTTGGCGCTCTAGGTCCTTACGTTCGCGTAGTTTTTCTAGCCTACGTTCGATTGCAGCTCTAACTACTATGTCATTAGACAGATAATCAATACGCGCTTGAATTCGCGCTCGCCGATTATGGCCAACGATCGTAGCCTTATGCAATTCTAGGCGCTCCAAAAATTCAGCTAGTTCGGCTGGATCTGTGGGCGCATCCATATACTCTGGATTTTCGTTTTTCATACCCTTTACCCTTTTCTTAACCTACTCTGATTTTATCAAATGTAGGGAAGAATGCAACCTATTATTTTGTGACAGATGTCATACCCTGAAATGGGTAACAGTATGCTTTTGTTAGTGCTAGCAAAAGTTAGCATGGGTATAATTTGGGTAGAAATGGGTAGGGTATAAATAGGGTATGATTGGGTATGCAAATAGTACGGGACTGCTTGCTCTAGCTAGTGCTTGCAAAAGCTAGCACCTTCAAAGTAAATGTATCAAGAGCACATCCGTCTCCAAAAGTCAAGTAATATTAAGCAAAATTCACACATTTTTTCACTGAATAAGTAAATATATATATAGGTATATATATCTATAGTATACTAGTGTATGTCTACTATTACAGTCTATTTCTCTGTACTTTAATCTGTCTATTGTACGTAAACACAGGTATTTTTTAAGTAGTTAATAAGTGAAACATACCTAAATATACAACACTTATATCCCCATATAGGGTCAAGCTTCCTTTGTTTTTACTAGGCGAATTTCACTAGTAGGATTGCCACTAGGGTTTAGTGCATGTCAACTATCGAATTTCCTCGACCGACCGATATGGGTATTTATTCGTTCATTTGTGAATATCAAATCATACATACCTATTTGCTAGTAGTCTATGGCGACTCGAACAGTTATTCGGTCTAATTTGTAACATAATGCCAGTGTTGTTACTGTAAAGCTTACCTAATATACCATATGTCATATATAGAACAAATGAAACGATAGACAGATATAGGCATATAGACCAGAGTAACTAGGGTATGTCCTATATCACATTAACGGTCGATATGGCATTACTATTCAACTAGAGGCATTACAAAAATCACTAGGCATATATGGAGATATAGACCAGGGTATATGGCGCATGTCTGATATGGTAATCACCTATGGGTATAGACGGAGATTCCAAGGTTTTGTGACGTTTGTGACAGAATTGTTACCGCTCTAGGTGTAGATGCATATTGGTCCGCTAAGCGCCTGTGGTCCCTACGATCGGAAGCGCCCAAAAAATCCTAGAAAATTCTTGACAGGCTACTAGATCTATGCTTTAATAAGAGTAGGCCAAAAAAGAAAGAGGGTAAAGGAAATGATGGTACTGTTTGCACTACTGATTACACTATTCGGGCTAGGACCTTGTGAGTATGAAGATAGCCTTAATTGCTACTGGGTAGGTTCTACTAGGGGTAACGGT